AATAAACTTTTTCCAAAAGTAGTGTTTTGTCCTACTTTTTCCAAAAGTAGTGTTTTGTCCTACTTTTTCCAAAAGTAGTGTTTTGTCCTACTTTTTCCAAAAGTAGTTAGACAAAGGATTCTTTAATATGAATGAAAATTCTTTTCCCAGTATCAACGCAAGTTTTGAATAAACTTTTTATATTATCAATATTTGCTTGTGTTTCATCCGCAAAAACAACCCTTATAATAGAATGTTCATCGTGTGGATGTTTTTTAATAAAACCAACATAATTTAATATTTTCTTATCTTTGAAAAATATTTCATGTAAAAGATATTCAATAATTTTTCCAATGGTGTAACCATATCCTTTAAGGATAATATCAAAAGAGTATTTAATATTGATTTGGTCTGTTAAAATTTCAAATTTATCTTCTTCCATTTTTTTTCCAAATAATTCCAAAGAATTAAGTAATATATCACATGATTTTTTTAATAATTCTTCGTTTCTATCAATACCAACCGTTTCTACGACAAAATCAAAACTATCTTTTAAGAAATATCTTTTACTATTAAGGATATACCAATTTTTCTTTCTTTTTTGAATTTCATTTTGCGGTAACATTAATTTTTCTAATTTTTCTTCTTCGACTGACCATGCCTCTGTTTGTTTAACAGGGTCTTCTGTATTTTTGTATGCAGCTGTCGAACAAACATTATATTGTCCGCTTTCTTTTGCATTTGTTACAAATAATTTAGATTGAAACTTTAATTTTTGACCTTCTGTATTCTTCGAAATAGGGGGTTTTAATCTTGCAAATAATATATGTTGTTTTGTAATGCTAGATGGTGGGAATATCTTTTTTTTAAGTTCATCTGAAAATTTTCTATTTGTAGTAATATCTGTTATATCAAAATCTTCTGTTGTGATAAATTCTATTGATTCACTTTTATTTTCTTTATCTAAAGAAACGATTAAATTATCCACTGGTGTTTTATCAAAATCTTTAAGGTGGACAGGAATGCAGGCCAATCTTTGTTTTAAAATTTCATTAGTAAATGATGATGTATTTTCATAAATAATAATTGAATTTAATTTTTCATTTGAATCATTATATGGTTCTGTTTTAAAACCAATTGTATCAATATCACTTAACAATGTTCTCCTAATAGCATTAATAATGCTAACATTGCATCTTTCTATTCTAAAAGTATAAGCATCATTGTTTTCTTTTTGGTCTGAAATTTCGGGTAGTTGAAATTTACTTTCACTCATTTTATATATTATTACTAATTTATTTTATATATTTTTAAACTATAAAATATTTCAATTTAATATTTAATAAGTTAAATTGAAATATTCAAAAACTTTTGTAATAATAAATGAGTTACGTTTTATATTATAGTAAATATTGTGAAAATTGCAAAAAAATATTATATAAAGTTGGTAAAGATAAAGTCAAAGATGATATTCATTTTTTATGTATTGATAAAAGAAAAGTTACAAAAGGAAAAGTTTATATTGTTTTAAGCGATGGTAAAGAATTATTGATGCCTGATGAAATAAAAGAAGTTCCTGCTTTACTTTTATTAAATAGAGGTAACAGAATAATATATGGTAACGAAATTTTAGAATTATTTAATCCTATTTTAGAAAAAAATAATGTAACAAATCTTAATGGTGGAGAACCTTTAGCATTTTCTAATTATGAAATGAGTGCAACGTTATCTGACAATTATTCCTATTTAGACCAAAACCCAGATGATTTATCTACTAAAGGTGAAGGTGGATTAAGGCAAATGCACGCATTTGCAACATATAATTTAAAAGATGAGATTGAAACACCACCCGAAACATTTATTTCTGAAAAAATAAAATCAGGAAATGTTTCAAAATTACTAACCAAAATGCAAGAAGAAAGAAATGAAGAAATGAAAAATAAAAAAATGGTTGTATAATAGTTGTATAATGGTTGTATAATGGTTGCTTAATGGTTTATAATATAATATTATAATTATTTAAAAAAATAATTATAATATTATTAATTATATGGATAAAGATAAAAAGTTTATATATAAAACTTTTAACAATGAATTTTCATTATTTTTAAATTTTTTATTAGAAATTTTTGAAAATGACGATGAAATTAAAACATTTAATACTGTTATTAAAATGTTAATAAAATATAATCCAACAAAACTAATTTATTTATTTAATTATTATGTAACAAAACCGTATGATGATATTATACAAAAAGGTGATTTTGAATATTTTGAAAATAAAGATTATTCAACCGACTTTGTCGATTTAAAACAAAAAGCAGAATATGTTTTAAAAACATATGACATTTTAAGAGAAACCATTGCAAAAAAACCCATTGAAGACAAAAAAACAGCCATGAAATTTATTCAAAACTTGGCCGGATTATCAAAATTATACTATTCTTAAAATCGTAAATATTTTATAATTATAAATATCTGTAAATTAGTATTTAAATATTCCATTATAGATTAAAATATTATGAATACTGATGGACCACCAGATGAGTTAAAAAAAATTGTTAAAGATTTTATTACTGATATTCTGAATACTTTTCCAGAATATAAAGATAAATTCACTGATAATGAACTTGAATATTTAAAAAAAGACAGCAATGTTGAAAAACTAAAAGTAAGCTTTGATTATTTTAAAACAGTTTACCCAGAGAGATTTTTTGATATATTATATGAAAATGAAGAATTATTTACAGACAATATAAAAAATACAAAATTTTTTGCAAACATTGATTTCAAAGATATTTGGAAAGAAAATATAAGCGATAACACTAAAAATATTATATGGAAATATTTACAATTAATGTTGTTTTCTTTATCAAAAAACATAGATGGTGACACGTTTGGTGATACTGCAAAGATGTTTGAAGCTATTGATGAAGATGTATTAAAAAATAAATTAGAAGAAGTTATTTCATCTATGAATGATGTATTTGATATATCCAATAATCAATTTGAAGAAATGATGAATAGTATGAAAGAAAATATGCAAAACATGGATATGTCGGGAAACATGGATATGTCGGGAAACATGGATATGTTTGAAGAAATGATGAAAAAAATGCAAGAAAATATGAAAGGCAACATGGGTGGAAACATGGGTGGAAACATGGATATGTTTGAAGAAATGATGAAAAATATGCAAGGAAATGATGTTTCTGGAAATATGGATATGTTTGAAGAAATGATGAAAAATATGCAAGGAAATATGGATATTTCTGGTGACAACAAAAATATTCCAAATCCAGATGACATCCAAGACCATTTAAATTCTTTAATGGGTGGTAAAATTGGTAAATTGGCACAAGAAATTGCAGATGAAACAGCTTCGGAATTAGATATTGATACAGATAATATAAATGGTATTGGTGATATTTTTTCAAAATTATTCAAGAATCCCGGACAACTTATGAATATGATTAAAAAAGTTAGTTCAAAATTAGACCAAAAACTTAAATCTGGGGAAATAAAAGAGGCAGAATTAATGAAAGAAGCTAGCGAATTGGTTGAAAAAATGAAAAATACACCCGGAATGAAAGACATGGAAAAAATGCTAGGTAAAATGGGTATGGGTGGAAATGGTGGAAAAGTTAACATGAATATGTTCCAATCCATGATGAAAAGCAACATAAAAAAATCTTCCCAAAAAGAAAGAATGTTAAATAAATTAAAACAAAGAAAACAAGAAAAAGAACTTATGGAAAAAATAAAACAAGCACAACGAAAACCTTCGCAGCAAGATATGCAGGATTATGATGAATATATACAAAAAACATTTAAAGTTGACGAAACAAAAATTAAAAAAAGTAAAATAAAGAAAAAAAAGAAAAAAAAGAAAAAGAAAAATGCGTAATAAATTTCTAAATTAATAATTTGTTTATAATAATATATTTATATATATTATAATGACTTTAGGAAATAGCAAATCAAATGGTCGAAAAAGTGTTTCGAGAAGTGGCTCGAGAAGTGGCTCGAGAAGTGGCTCAAAACGCGGTTCAAGAAGTGGCACAAGAAGTGCATCGAGAAGTGGCTCAAAACGCGGTTCGAGAAGCGGAACAAGACGCGGTTCAAGAAGTGGCACAAGACGCGGTTCAAGAAGCGGTTCAAAAAGCGGTAATCGCAAAAAAAAGAAAACACATAAAAAAGCATCTATGAGTAAAAAAACAAAGGGCGTAAAAAAAATAATCAATAACTTAAAAAAATTTAAAACTACACAACAATTAGATAAAATGATTAAAAATTACGAGCAAAAAAAGTCCAAAGGTTCCAAGAGTTTGTTTTACTTAACTGATTATGATAAAAAAACTGGTAAATTTAAAGGAGACCAAGTGTCAATGAGCGAATTTATTAGACGAATAAAAAAAATAAATAAAGCTGATTTTATTAGACAATGTAAGGCTATTTCAAAAAATAAGAAAGGTGGACAATTTGGTGGTGGAATTTCGGCTAGTTTTTTCATGATGTTTATAAATATAACTTTAGCTATTGCAGTATTATATGTTCTTTGCACTGGTTCCGCAGCACAGGTGTCCATTGCAAGTGGTTTTGGTGCTTTAATACGTGGAAGTTGCAATTCTTTTTCAGAACTATCATTTAGATATATTGGTTTAGGTAACCCTATTTGCAATGCATGGAGTTCAGCGACAACCACTCTTTTACTTGGAGTTACTGGAAATCCAGCCGCATTGGCAAAAATAACAGGTTTAACAGTAATGATAATGAAATCACCACAGTGGGTCCCAAGACTTCACTGTGCATTTATGGTAAAAATTGCAGAAGTATGTGTTCTCGGTGACCTAATGGAAACAGAAGAATTAGACGTTCTCAAAAATATGTATACCCCATATGGTCGAAGACTTGGAGGAATCGAAGATGAAGGAGATGGACCAGAATTTGAAGTATTGGAAGACGAATAAACTTATATAATATTTATTTTATAATAAATACTATATATAACTTATTATGGAACAATTTTGGATTTATGACATATCTCAATTATTTAATTCAGAGAGAATTATGGAAATATGGCCTTATAGATATCTAACTATTGAAAGACAATACAATGCTATAACAAGAATTATTTTTTATTTAACTATTTTAGGATATTCCATTACTCAATCCTTTAATATGATTGTATCATCTGTAATTGTTATACTATTTTTCATTGTCTTGTATCATGTCCAAAGTAAAAAAAAAGAAGGTTTCGGCGATAAAATTGACTCTTCAGATTTTAAAAATATTATGAAAGATAATTACACATTCCCAACAAAAAAAAACCCTTTGATGAATGTTATGATGGATGATTATAAATATAACAATAAAAAAAAACCTGCAGCACCTTCATATAATGAATCTATTTTAAGAAATATTAATAGCACCGCACAAAAACCAGAATTATTAAATCAATTAACAGACCACGAAAAACTATATAGAGATTTAGGAGATAATTTAACATTTGAACACACCATGAGAAATTTTCATACTATGCCCAATACCACTATACCCAACAATCAAAGAAAGTTCGCTGATTTCTGTTATGGAAATATGGCGTCATGTAAAGATGGCGATGATGTCCAATGTAGCAAAAACATGCGACGTTTAGGCAACGCAATGTTTTAAACATGTTTTTTAAGTTTTTACAAAACTTCAAAAAAACATGTTTAAAACATTATTTATTTTTATTTATTTTATTTTATTTATTTTATTTTATTTATTTTATTTATTTTATTTTATTTATTTAATATTTTTAATATTTTTTTTATAGTTTTGTAAAAACTTTAAAAAAAATATAATAATACATATATACAAATGGCAAGTTTATATAATTTTTCTTTTGATAATTTAACAAGAATTGGAGACGATGTTTGTGGTTTATCTGAAAGAGATATCCAAAACAATAACTTCGGAACATACTCCACGCAAAACTATTTCGAAAAATTCTGCGGTATGAAACAACCCATTAAATTCGCCACAAAACAACCCAATGTTTTCTACAAAGGTGGTCACGGTGGTGCAGGTGGTTGTACTGTCGACAGCGACTCCAACTTACGCATTGGCTCCATTCAAACCAATCCAAAATGCCGCATCAGTCTCCACGAGAGACCTTTCAAAACGGTTCCTTACCTGGCCAAAGGTAGACCACAACCAGTTAAGGAATCGCGATTGCAACAAGGTGTATATGTTGGCGACAAAAAAAGTTGCAAAAACGTCACCGAAAAATCCTTTAGAACAACGGATATTGATTTAGTACCTTCTTTAAGAGAATCTATTCAAAACCCTGATTATTTGATTGAAGATTCCGCCAATAAAGGATGGGTGCGCGGAGGAATCCCATCCAGGGAAATCACAAGGGACAATGATTACTTTAACAGAAAATACAAGTAAATATTTAAAAAAATATTTAATATATATATATTATTTTTTAATATGTATATTATTTTTTAATATTTATATATTATATAATGGAAAACAATTCTGAAGAAAGTTATAAGAATTTGGAAGAAAAATTTAATAAAATGAGAACTTCTTTCGAAAATGGAAGTTTGAAGATACAAAATGTTTCTTTAGAAAAATGGATGGAACCATGGGAAGGACTCTTAAA